CGATCGCCCAGCTAAGAGATGGATCCGTTGTTAGCGACAACCACGCTGCTCTTTCTACGCTAGATGTTGTTAAAACTCGCGAGGTTATGGTTCCAACAGTCAAGTGGGCAAAGATCAACGCCACAGAAGCTTTGGAAAAGCGCGACTGGCCTGGAAAGTGGATACCAATCATTCCGGTATTGGGTGACGATCAAGATGTTGATGGGCAGAGATACTTAGCGGGAATCGTTCGTGATGCTAAAGATCCGCAGAGGATGTATAATTACTGGATCAGCAGCGCCACAGAAACGATAGCTCTTGCGCCGAAGGCACCATTCATTGCAGCAGAAGGACAATTGGAGGGCCACGAACAGGAGTGGGCTGACGCAAACCGCAAGAATCTTTCGGTGCTACTCTATAAGCCGAAGGATGTTGCTGGACAAGCAGTTCCTCCTCCTCAGCGACAATCGTTTGAGCCACCCATTCAAGCGATGGGTGTGATGATTCGTCAGGCAGACAATGACTTGAAGGCCACTACTGGAATATATGACGCCAGTCTTGGCAACAAGGGTCCTGACGAAAGCGGCAAAGCGATCATGCTGCGAAAGAAACAAACTGATGTCAGCACAATGAACTTCGGTGACAACATGGCGCGTAGTATCCGGCACACTGGCCGAATTCTACTTGATCTTATACCGAAGATCTATGATGCGCCAAGAATACAGCGCATCGTTGCAGTTGACGGAACCACTGATAAGGTGGTGGTTCACAACAGCGTTTCTAGTGGACAGACAAACGATCAGGTACAGCAAGATCCTGAACTTGCGGCCATAGGAAAAGTGTACGACATCGGAACTGGTATGTACGATGTTACGGTTGATGTTGGTCCTAGCTACCATACTAAGCGCCAAGAGTCTGCTGAAAGTATTATGTCGCTGGTCAACAGCTACCCAAACATCATGTCCATAGCTGGCGATCTTCTTGTTTCCAGCATGGATTGGCCGGGAGCCAAGCAGATTGCTGAGCGGTTGAAGCGAGCCTTGCCGCCGAATATGCTTGACGATGACGGTACTGATCCCAAAATTCAGGTGCAGAAACTTACATCGCAACTGAGCCAGCTCATGCAGCAGCATCAGGCTGTTGTACAGGAGTTGAATAAGGCAAGCAACGTTCTTCTAACCAAGCGGCTTGAGACAGAAAGTCGTGAACGCATCAGTGCTATGAACAACCAAACGCAGCTGATTGCGGCACAAGTTCAGATACATGGACAAGCCGCACAGACGCTACTTGAAGAGCAGCTGAAGGCCATCAGTTCACGTCTTGAGCTTCTTCATGAACACATGACTTTGGAGAAGGAGGCTGAACTTGAGCAGCAGGCAAGTGCAGCATCTGCTCAAGTGCAGCCTCCACAGCAAGAACAGCAGTAGACAATCGCAGCCTACGGGTCGGGCTTGTACACCCGGATAAGGAGCTGACAAATGGAGCACGAGTTCACAGTAGCATCAACAACTGATTCTCAGGAAGCGGTTGATCACGCTGCCGGAATCAAGCCTGCCGAGCCAGTCGTAGAAGTTCCAGCAGTAGCACAGTCTGCGGAGAGTGAAGCACTCGCCGACGAAGTACCTCCCGGCGAAAAGCCAGTGGTTGAAGTAAAGCCAGAGGTACCGAAGAATGGCTACGAGAAAAGAATCAACAAACTCACCGCAAAAAACTACTCGCTTGAAAACGAAAACGCTGTGCTCAAAGAGCGCCTGGATGCTATCGAGGAACGGCTCAACAAGTCGGCGGAAAAGCCAAAGGAAGAGGCTGCCCCAGCGACAGCTGAAAAAGAGCCACTGCCCGGAGACTTCGGAACGTATGAAGAGTACGTCAAAGCAGCCGTTAGTTTCGGAGCCAAGGCAGTCGCCAAGGAATTGTTCGAAAACCAGAAGCAAGCGGAAGCTGCGAAGCAGCAAGAAACAGCGAAAGCCACTCAGCAGGCAGAGCTACAAGCCACGTTTGACAGCTACAGCAAACAGGTATCAGAAATTCGTGGCCGAGTAGACGACTTTGATGAGGTGGTCGGCGCGTCAACCGCACAGTTCCCGCAGGCTGCACAGTTCGCCATTATGGAGCAGGATAATGGAGCAGACATTGTGTATCATCTGGCTAAGAACCCTGAAATCTGTGAAGAACTAAACAAACTGATCAACAAGCCACTCGCTGTCGCTGCACGAATCGGAAAGCTATCAGTGCAGTTGGCAAAGGCGGACGGAGTTGCTCAGGTTGAGACTCCCGCCACACCTACGACGCCAAAGCGTCCGGTGTCAAAAGCACCAGCTCCGGTAACTCCGGTTGCTGGATCAGGAACAAAGGCAGAAATTCCGCTCGGTGACCTGTCCTATGAAGATTACAAGGCTCAGCGTCAACGCGGCAAGAGGAGCTAAGAATTGGCTAACAATCTACTCACAATTTCAATGATCACCAAAGAAGCTTTGATGGTCCTTGAGAATAACATCGTCTTTGCCAAGCACGTTCGTCGCGACTTTGACGACAAGTTTGGCGTGTCCGGCGCGAAAATCGGCACGACCCTCAACATCCGCAAGCCTGTACGCTACATGGGCCGCACCGGACAGGGATTGCAGATTGAAGATGCCAACGAAACGTTCGTGCCGCTTACCTTGACGACACAACGCGGCGTTGATATTGCGTTCAGCTCGCAGGATCTCGCATTGAGTATTGATGACTTCAGCAATAGGTTCGTGAAACCTGCTGTCGCCAACATTGCCAATATGATTGACTACGACGGACTTCAACAGTATCTCAACGTTTACAATGCGATCGGCGTCCCGGGAACTGTTCCCAACGCTTTGCTGACATATCTTAGGGCAGGACAGCGCCTTGATGAGGAAGCAGCACCTCGTGATGATGACCGTGCCATGATTATAAATCCGGGAATGCAGGCGACCATTATTGACACCCTCAAAGGACTGTTCCAGTCTTCTGACAGCATTGCGGAGCAGTACGAAAAGGGCACGATGGGTAAGGTTATCGGCTTCAAATGGTCAATGGACCAGAACGTTGCCGTGCAACAGATAGGTGCGCTCGGTGGAGCGCCAACCATCGCAGCTGCTGGAGCAGGAGCAGTGGCCAACGTGATCAACACATATGGTTGGACTGCCGCAGCCGCTCAGCGTCTTAACATCGGCGACACATTCACCATCGCTGGTGTCTTCGCTGTCAACCCACAGAACCGCCAGTCAACTAGTGCTCTTCGTCAGTTTGTTGTCACCGCTCCCGGTATGTCTGACGGGGCTGGCAACATGGCGATTTCTTGTGCTCCAGCAATCGTCACGGCTGGTCCGTACCAGAACGTCACTGCTGTTCCTGCTGCAAACGCTGCGATCGTTATTGGTGACAGCACTGGCACTGCCTCGGCTGCTGGCGGAACCAATACTCCTCAGGGGTTGGCGTTCCACCGCGATGCTTTTGTCGTGGCCTGTGCGGATCTTCAACTTCCTGGTGGTGTTGACATGGCTGGTCGTGTAAGCGACAAAAAGGTAGGCTTCAGTATTCGCCTTGTTCGCGCCTATGACATCAACACTGATCGCTTCCCATGCCGCCTTGACGTTCTGTACGGCTGGGGAACTCTGTACTCCGAACTCGCCTGCCGCGTCCAGAGCTAACCAATTTCAAGCCACGCCAGTATGATCTGGCGCGGCTAGGAGAAAAGAATTGACCAAGACACTTCGTAGTTTCGCGTTGCTGGCATTCACCGTGATGCTGGCAGCATTCCTGGTTGGTCAGGCCATTCCTGTGCAGACATCGCTCAGTGTCTCTGTGGTGAACAACACGCAGAACACGGTGTACCCTGCCAGCCTCACCAGCTTTGTCGCCGGGAACTATATGTTCATTGATGGCGAGCTTATGCTCATTAAGTCGGTGAACACCGCATCTACCTCAGTAACTGTCCAGCGTGCTCAATCAGGAACCATGGCCACTCCGCACACGAGTGGAACAATGGTGTTGGAAGGAGTCGGTGCGATTTTTCAGACATACGATCCTGTCGGAAACTGTATCGCGGCGAACACTATTGCTCAGCCGTGGATTAATGTCCGCAACGGATACCAATGGTTGTGCAGCACAGTCACAAATTCGTGGGTTCCTGGCTTCGGCAATCCAAACGAATCGGGAACTACGGCGGCTGTCGCAAGTGTGGCCGGACTTATTACTCCTAGCGGCCCCATGTTTCACATCACCGGAGCACTTGCTATCACAGGATTCAATGTACCTGTCGGGTTTAACAAGGGACAGATGTGTGTAATTCCTGACGGTGCCTTTACCACGACAACCGCGAATAACATCGCGGCAGCGAGCACGGCAGTCGTCAGCCGCGTGCTCTGCTGGCAGTACGATCCAAACACTGCGAAGTTCTACCCCTTCTACTAAAACAGGGTAGGCCAATGCACGTGCCAAGTGCTTGCGACGCTCGTAGGACACTCTTACGGCGTCGCAAGTACGTCTTAATACTTTGGTTGTACCGTTATAGGAGGCTGCAAAATGGCAAGCACGTATCCGAAGTGGATGCACCACAAAACTCACAAGTCTGTGCTGGTTCATGATCCTGAGCAGGAGATTATGCTTGGAGACGGCTGGCACGATTCACTACTGACTGCGAAAGGTCCAACCACGCAGCACATCACAATGAGCGAAGTTGCTCCGGCCGCATCGCCAGCATCGCTTACTCCCGCCGCAAGCAACGATAATGACAGATTGCGTGAGTTGCTG